GAGGTGAAAAAAGACACCAAAATCACCGGCGGCGGCAACCTGATCCTGGGCAGTGAAAGCTTCCGCAATGCCACCTATGACGGCAATTCAAGCGGCGTGGCGTATGGCGATGACGGCAGTGCAACAATTACCAATGCGAACACCAACCGGTATTTTATTTTCAACACCGCGGGCGCTCGCATTACAAAAGGCGTCACGCTATGCCTGTCCGTCATGTACAAACCAATTTCCGGCACCGACGGGTTGTGCCTGAGCCTTACGTATGACGCCAACAACGGAACTTCTTACTATTTCAGCATAACAACCGAAAACCAGCTTGAAATTAAGCAGACAGACGGCTGGGTGCTGCGGTATGGCACCTGGACACCCAGCAACACCGGTATTCTGAAAACGGTCGAGCTTGGCTGCGGCAGCATAAGGGCGGGGCTTGGCGGCAACTACACCAACAAGTTTTCGATGCTTCACCCCATGCTGCAATACGGCAACGCGCCGACCGCCTGGAATGCCAGCTCTGGCGACTACCTGACGCAGGAAAGCGCAAAAAGCCTGTTTTCCCAAACCGCAGAGGAAATCAAGACTGAAGTTACCAAGTCCGTGACGGAATCTGTAACAGAGACGGTAAAGGATACCGCTACCAGCGCTGCCAATGATGCCGTTGACAGAAAATTGCAGGATTACGCCACCACCGCAACGGTGAACAGCCTGAAAGAGGATGTCTCCAGCATCAGCCAAAAGGCGGATAGCATCAGCACCAAAGTCAGCAGCCTGAAAGAGACCACCACAACCATTTCGGATGACCTTGACAGCACCAAGAAGGAATTCAAAACCGTTAAAGAATCCGTTTCTGCGATTGACCAGAAAGCCGACAGCATTACCCAGACGGTAACGCAGCGGATCACCGGCGGCAACAATATTATTGCGGGCACCGACGACTGGAACAATGCGACCATGGATGCAGGCGGCAACGCCGCAAGCAAAAAAGGCAGTTACGCCATTACGGGTGAATCTGTTCGCGTGAGCAACAAGGCGCAGAACACTCGCTTTCACTTTGGCGCGGACAAAACGCTGGTGATTGCCAAGGGCATGACCTATTGTGCATCGGTACTGTACAAGCTCAACTCCGGCACGGACAGCCTGTTTTTGCAGTTTGAGACCAAGAACAGCAGCGGCGCAAAAAGTTATTACGGCTCCGCGTTCAAGCAGGCCCAGCGGGACATTGCGCTGGACAACGGCTGGAAGTTGCGCTGGGCGGCCTTTACGGCGACCGCGGACGGCTATGCGGACGGCCTGTTTGTAAGCACAGCCAACGATAACGCCACCGTTACCAACGATCTGACCATCATGCACCCCATGGTGCAGATGGGCAACGCGCCTACCGCGTGGACGGCCAGCAGCGGCGATTACCTGACTACCACCGAAACAAAAACCGAGATCAAGCAGACGGTGAACGAAATTAAGCTGACGGCCAGCACAAGCGGAACCAGCAGCACCATCAAGCTGACGGCAGGCGGAACAGAGATCACCAGCGCACAGATCAACCTATCCGGCGTGGTGACATTTTCGGATTTGAGTACCTGGAACCAGGATAAGACCATTATCAACGGCGGCAACATCACGACCGGGCAGCTGCATAACCTCAACTACACCACCGTGTACGACCTGGACAACGCCTGGATACGTATGGGCACCGAGGCCGGTGAGCGCGTGTTTCTGGACAACCGGCACATCGCATGGTATGCCACCATCAACACCGGCAGCATCGGCCTGACCGGCGTGCTGTACTCTGAGGCTGGCAGTTCCTACATTGGGGCGTGCAGCAAGTACGCCAAGTACGGCTGGGTCAACGGACTCGACCCCACATCTTACGTTGGAATGCAGATCACCTACAACCGCAGCGATGACAGCGATGCCGATTTTAACACGACCCGGGTGGGTGTCTCCGGCAAGCTGAATGTACACAATCTGGACGTTTGGGGCAGCAAATCCCGCGTGGTAAATACCAGCTTTGGCGCGGTCAAAATGGCCGCATTTGAGACCCCCACCCCAACCTTTGCCGATTGGGGTAAGGGCCGGTGCAGCCCAGACGGCTGGTGCCTGATTGCCCTTGACCCGCGCTATGCGGAGACCATCGCCCAATATGGGCAGCCCGCCTGGCTGCTGACGGATTGCGATGGAACCGGCCACCTGTGGGCCGAAAACTGCGGCCAGTACGCCATTGTACACGGCGCACCGAGGCAGCAGTTTGTGTGGCTCTGCATGGCCGCCCAGCGTGGCTATGAGGGCGGCTATGCCGACCGCAGCGACAGCAGCTACCCCGCGGGCGAACCGGCAGGCATTGATCTGGCCGCCAGCACCGCCGCCCGCGCCCAGGACGAAAGCACCACCGCCGCAGATGACCTGTTGGCTATGGACACCGGCGCGAACGAAACCGCAGACATTCTATTGGAGGATTGTACATGAAGAAATTATCCGGCGTGGCAGTTGTGACGACTGCCGAAGGTGAGCGAGTGAGCTACACCTACATGGAACTGGACGGTAACGGCAACATCACCAGCCAGAACAACCGGGGGTCCTTTGTAGCCCTGGACGAAGGGGTTCTGGCCGCCATTGCCACACTGAAAAACGCCGTAAACGCGCGGCTGTAAGGAGGATGCCCCATGACTGACAACAAACGCATTAAAGAGTGCAAACGCAAAGTTATTGCTGCAATTAACGAAGCAACGCTGCCGTTTGCCGTGACGGAGTTGATTTTGGAGAACGTTTTGAATGCCGTGCGCGAGAACATGGCAGCGGAAGAAGCAGCGGCGGCAAACATCGAAACTCCGAAAACAGAGGAAGAAAAAATGCCGAATTAAGGCGCTGAGGAGAAAAACGAATGAAACAGGGAACGCAATTTGCGCTGCCGGTTGAAATCGGCATGAGCCTGGACGAGGTAAGCCGGATCGAATTTGTGTTCAAACAGAAGAGCTGCAAAGGCTTCCCGGCCATCAAAACAAATACCTGGCCGGATGACTGCACCCGGCAGGAAGGGCAGAACATCATCCTTATCCCCTGGACGCGGGCGGAGACATACAAATTCATGGGCGGCGAGACGCTGTACATGGACACCCGCATCACATTGCGGGACAGCACTGATCAGCCGCAGACTGAGATCCTGGCTCTTAAAATGAGCCCGACCTTATTCCAGGAGGCGGATGGCTCATGATCCAGGTGCGAGTGGCTCAACAGAGCGCCGTATCGGTGCGCATTGCCGGAGCGGCACCCGTGCGGGTGGACGTGACCGGCACCGCAGTGGTTAGTGCGCCGGAGTATAGCGGGCC